ATTTAAGCGACTTGATAATTTGATTTTAAAACAAAAAAAAGAGAGGGGATAATATGTCAGAATTTAAGAGCATGTTTCAAGAGACAGCGCCAGAGTCAGGTGGATTTTCGTTAATTGAAACTGGCGAATATGAGGCTGAGCTCATTGATTGCCAGGTGGATTTGACAAAAGAGCCAGTGAGGCTCAGTTGCATATATCAAATTACTGAGGGAGTTAATGAGGGACGCAAGCTTTTTGGTAATTACCAGCTTGAGGGACGTGGGATTGGTTTTTTAAAAAAAGATTTAAGCACACTTGGTCTTGATTATTCTCAGGTTGGCAGCCCTGAAGATATTGCAACACTAATATGGGACAATATGCCAATGCCAGTTATAATCTATGTTGCACAAAAAGAATGGCAAGGCAAAATGTACAACAATGTTTATTTGAATGAATTGATTGATAGGCCAGCTGCGCTTGACAAGACAGTCAGCAAACCAGCCACTGCACAACCACCAAGACAAACCGCAAAGCCAACCGCAGCAAAGCCAACCGCAGCAAAGCCAACCTCTAAGGATGATTTTCCAGAGCCTCCGGGAGAGACGCGCGATCATACTATGCGAAAGGCTCCAAAGAATTATGCGCCAACAAAAACAGGCAAACCGAGGCGTGAATCTAAACCAATCCCCGATGACATGGACGTACCTTTTTAATGGCTAAATCAACTGACTCTAAAAGAATTAGGGCAGAAAATCCTAATTTAGGTATGCACGAGGCCAGTGAAATGGCCTCATCCTTAGGATTTCAGCAACAAAAAGAATTGGTTGAAATTTGTTGCGCTCTAGCATCTAATCCTCAAGTTTTTCCACAGACCAATTCTGTTGGACTGGTGACAATTGCAAAACGCATTTTGCGTGATATTGAAATCCAGAGCAAAACAAAATTAGAGGATTGAATGATCAGTGAAGCATTAATGAGATATCAATCAAGGATAAAGGCACTGCAAGTTGGAAAATCATTGTTAGTGCCTTGGTTTGTTTTTATCGGGCCAAAGCCTAAGACTACTAAACAAAAAGCAATTAGTGATGGCAAAATGGTTTGGATTTTAACACCTCAAGATAATGGCATTGAAGTTAAACGCATTGAATGAAAAAAATTAGATATTGGTTGCTCCACCTCTCAATCCCAATTCAAAAGATCATGCAGAAAATGCATCCTCCAGAGCCACAGACTACGTTTAGTGAGGCCAACTTTGCTCTGCAAAGGATGAGGCAAGGTGATATTTTGCTCTCAAGAGAGGCCTGGCATTTTACCAATTTATTTATCCCTGGTTACTGGTCACATGCCGCAATTTATGGCTATGGAAAAGTGATTGAGAGTGTGGCACCATCTGTCCAAGAGGTAAATTTTTTTGACTGGGTTTTAAAAAAGCACAATTGGTGCGTGATTAGATTTGATGATAAAGATGCAACACTAGCATTTAACAGAGCAACATCAGCAATTGGCTCAAATTATGATTATGAGTTTGATTGGGGAGCACAGCGTGCATTCTATTGCTCTAGATTGGTTTATTTTTATTTGCAAATGACATCAAAAAAATTCTCTGAGACATTCACACTGAGAGAAACATTTGGCGAGCCAACTGTGACGCCTGATGATTTCTACAATTCAACAAAAGATCAAAAACTAAAACTTATTTATGAGCATAGGGACAAATAACAAAAAGGCATCGGGGGGATTTATGCCGCTAAAAAAAGGGTCATCTAAAAAAACAATCGCAAGCAACATTAAGACTGAAATGAAATCTGGTAAACCGCAAAAGCAAGCGGTTGCTATTGCATATAGTAAAGCTGGCATGGCTCGAAAAAAGAAATAAAAAATGCCATCAAGACAACGTAGATATCAAGCTCATCTAAAAATTGAGAATATTTTTGCATATGATATTTATCATCCAAGCACTTTGGCTGAGGCTAATGAGTTTAGGACATCGCTCAAGTTGACAGAAATAAAACCTGGACTAAGGACTTGTCTCAAATGCTGTCACAAGTTTATGTCCCATGGTGTGCAAAATAGATTGTGCAGCAATTGCAGAAGACATCAAGAGCTATGAGGTAAACATGCAGCAAGCACTAACCCATCCTTTTAAGGGGTTCTCTCGGGTCATAATCAATGAGCATGGTGAGACCTGGACTATGCTCAAGGTAATTCAAAATGGCAGGGATGCGCCTGTTGTTGGATTTATGAGGGATGATGGTTGGACACTTGGGACGCCACATCAGTTTGAGTGGGTTGGTTTTAGGCTTTTTGAGAAACAATGGACACATTTCATCAGGATGCCTAGTATGGTGTGGTTACCAATTTCTGAGTACAATCGACCAGACTAAATTTAGAGGATAAAAAATGGATGAGCAATTTAAGCCAACAAAAACAAAGGCTGATTTAAGCAAATTTTGGGTCATTACTTGTGTTTCAAATCCGATGAAATATCGCAGGCGATTTGAGCTTTTTTGGCGCTTTGAGGAAATGTGCAAAGCCTCTGGAGTGAATTTAATTGTGGTTGAGCAAGCCTTTGGTCATAGGCACTTTATGTTAACTAAACACAATTATCCTTACCATTTGCAGGTAAGGACTGTTGAGGTTTTATGGCACAAAGAAAATATGCTAAATCTTGGTATTCAACATGCAGTTGCTATGTTTGGCTCAGAAAATGTCAGAGAGGTCGCTTGGATTGATGCTGATTGCAGACCAGCGCGTCCACCAAGAGAATGGTTTGAGGACACTTGGCACGCGCTCCAGCACTATGAGTTTGTCCAAATGTGGGAAAATCTTTTAAGTTTAGATTACTTTGACAATCCTGTTGATGTGCCTGGACCTAGTTTTATGGCTAACTATGTGAAATATGGCAAAGCATATCCGCCAGGCATAATTGAACAGGAAAAGCTTGATTATGGCTATGGTGATGGTCCAAAACGTTGGGGTTCACCTGGCCTAGCGTGGGCTGCAAACAGGGATGCTCTTGATAAAATTGGTGGATTACCACAGCAAGCCATTCTTGGTGCTGGAGATTGGTATCTAGCACACATGTTGACAGATGGTCTCATGCTCCCTGTTTTAAGTAGATACACAGATGGTTACCGCAACAGTTGGCTCAGGCAACAGGCTCTTTGTGAGCGTTGGATAAAGAGGGATGTTGGATACGTCAAAGGTCTAGTGCTTGATGATTGGCATGGTAAAAAAATAAACCGAGGGTACAACACCAGAGAGAATATTTTTATCAACAACCAATATGACCCAACCACAGACATCAAGATTGATTCTCAAGGCTTGATTCAACTTGAAACGTGGGATGAACGTCAAATTAGAATGCGCGACCAAATCAGAGCCTATTTTAGTGCTAGACAAGAGGATGATATTTCTTTGTGAGAAAATCAAGTCTCAAGATTTATTTTGTCAGCATCTGCGATACCCCCGGCAGATTTCAATGTGTTGGCGTCTTGAGCAATGGGATGATATTTAATAAAAAAATATGCTCTAGAGCAAGCTGGGCAAGTGTTGATTTGTACATGGCTGATTTTAAGGTTAGAAAAGCATTAGAAAAAACATTTGGTATTACCTTAGAGCATATGCAAAACAATCATGAGCTCAAGCGATTTGAGAGTTTGGCGGCTGTTATTAATTGGTCTGTGACATTGACCAGCTCTTTGCCAAAGCGAGTAAATCTTGATAAAGTTTATCAACAATACAAAGAAAATTTAGAGCGAGAAACGTATGGAAATAAAACAAGTTGACGCTAAAATTTGGCGTGGTCCTGAGCCTCAAAATCCAGATGATTGGAAACAATTAATTGCTCTTGAGATTAGTCATGTGCTGGACCTTGAGACTGGAGCACATTGGCTAATGGACGGCTCACCACTTGAGAATCAACTAATTGCTGATCAATGCAATATGATTGGTTGGTGCCATCCTCTTGGTGCGATATTGCCACCAACAAAGCATGAGCTAGATGATGCAGTTGAATTAATGACTAAATATCAGCCAATTTATGTGCATTGCAAAACTGGTAAGGACAGGACTGGGCTAGTATGTGCTGCATACAACATAAAAAAGGGGATGCCAGTTTGGGATGCCATTAAAGATATGATTAGAAATGGCTCGCATTGGTGGTATTTTTATTGGTGGCTTGCATTTTATTTGATACAGCCATAATTGGCTAATCTAATGATTTACATTTGAGGTTTTAATGATCAAGCAATTAAGAGAAAAGTCAGGCCTAACTCAATCTCAAGCGGCTCAAAAACTAAAAATAAATCATGGTTTTTGGTGCAGAATTGAATCTGGCAAAGTTGATTTGCCTCCAAATAGGTTCAAGAGTGTTGCAAAATTACTCGGCATACCATTGACAAAATTGATAAATCTTAGGATTGTTAAATTTGCGAGTCAATTAAGGGATGATGTTGATAAAACCATACCAGTTAGGTGTGAAATTAAAATCAACTAAAGGGGTAATATGATATCAAGAGACACAATTGAAACGGTGATTTTGATCTTAGTCATTCTCACTGTAATTAATTTGATTTTGAATCATAGACCAAAATGAGCACATTGATTGAGCGCAAGCATTCAATCTTTGCTCCAAGCGCTAGTAAAAGATGGCTCAATTGTCCCGGCTCAATTAAATTATCTGAAAAATCTCCACCTCAAAAAGACACACCTGAGGCCATTGAGGGCACTGATGCTCACTGGGTTTTGGAAATGTCTTTAAAAAAAAATGTACCTGCAATAAATTTTATTGGCGTTAAATTACCAAGCGGTAATAAATGTCCAACTATGATGGCAAAGAATGTGCAAAAGTCTGTTGATTACGTTAACAGCCATATGGATGCAAACGGTGGTTCAATCCATATTGAGCAAAGATTCACAATGGAAAAAGTTGACCCAAGGTGGTTTGGCTCATGTGATGTGGCACAATTGACCAAATCTCAATCATTACATATTTTTGATTTAAAATATGGTTTATGGATTGTTGAGCCAGAAAAAAATACTCAGATGATGAGCTATGCTCTTGGAGCATTGACTCGTTTTAAAAATAATGTCGATTTCACAAAGCCAATCACGGCTCATATTATGCAACCAAGAGCACAGCACAAACATGGTCCAAACAGATCGGCTAAATTCACCGTTCAAGAATTAATTGATTTTGGTAACAAAGCTAGGGCAGCAATAAAGGCATCTGATGAGATAAATCCTCCGCTCAATCAAGGGGATTGGTGTCAATTTTGTCCAGCTGAATTTATTTGCCCAGAGTTAAACAAGATAGGTCGCAAAATTTTTGTCTAATTAAAAACAAAAAAAAGGGGATTAGAAATGGATAATGAGCAAAAAGACATGGTTGATTTTTGGTCCAAGTGGTTAAAAATTGTACCTTTGATCTTATTTATAATCACTGGTTTAACAATGCTCGCATTTTATTATCATCCTTACAGATCATTACCTAAATCAAAACCTCAAGAATTTGCCAAATATCAGATTGATGAGCCAAAGACTGATAAATGGATTGCGTTTCACAAGCATAAATTTAAAAAGCAAAAAGGTGATAAAACGATTGAGGCAAAATATTTTCAAATGGCAACACTTAATGCCGACCAAGTTGAACCTATTGATGGCATAAATGGATTTAGTTTTGTTGCAAAACATGGTGAGGATTTTTCAAAGCATTCTGATGAAAATTGGACCATTCAAAAGGTTCAATATTACCATGTTTATGAGACGCTTTACAGGCTAACTCCAGTTGACAGCAATTGCCAATCTCCCCCGCAACCTGTACCAACTCCCACTCCACCACCAACGCCTAATCCAGTGCCAACGCCAACACCTAACCCAAGTCCAATTCAAGAAACAACGTGGGGTCAAAAGGCCATGCATGTGAGCCAAGGGATTGATGCGAGTAATATCTTGATTGAGGATATTGACACTGGTCTTGACCAATCAATTATGGACCAATTTCCAGCTGGTATGCTTGTGCCTGGAGTGAGTCGAGTTGCTGGACAGCCAGTGAATATTGACGGCTCAGGCCATGGCAGTCACACAGCTGGCATCATTGGGAGCACTCGGTTTGGTCATGCGCATGTTAAAATCAAGCCATGTAAAGGGTTAAACAATCAAGGCTCTGGAGATTCATTATCTCTTGGTGGATGCATAAATGATGCGGCTCAAAGCCATGCTCAAATTGTATCAGCTAGTTGGGGTATGGACCAAGGCTCAGACCCTTACATTGGAGCACAGATTGATGCCTATGTTGCTCAAGGTGGTATTTTTGTGGCAGCGGCTGGAAATAGTTCTGGAGGACCTATTGGATTTCCAGGTAATAAACCAAACGTATGGACTGTGACCTCAATGGATGAATCAATGCATATGTCTTTTTTCTCAAGTCGAGGTGTAAAAATAGGTGGTAAGATGGGTATTGCTCCAGGCTCAAATATCCCATCCACCTGGCCAATCCCTCTTGGTGGACCTGTAAAAATTCTAAATGGTACATCAATGGCAACTCCAGCGGCAGCTGCAACATTTGCGATTATGTTGGCTAAAGGAAAATCATTGACAGGATTTGTAAATCTTGGTTTAACCCAAGACCAGCAAGGCATGGGACAATATGACATTGGTGAGACAGTAAAATGACCATCACTCTCCTCGACCGTCTACGCAAGGCGTGTGAGTTTAAAAACGTCGAGGGCAACGACTTTGATTTTGAACGCGGACGACAGCGAGCGCATATTTGCCTCCAGCCCATCCTAAGCGCCCTGATTGAGTTTGTCGAAAACATGCCGACAATACCGGACAAGTGTGGAGAGCATTCGCACCTTGGCCATTTTTTAGATCACAAGGATTGCGATACTATGCGCGAAGCCCTCTCAGCCCTTGAGAAAACTTTGGAGGGGATGTGAGAATTGTAGACTTAACTGCTGGGACACGCGCCGTATGGTTTAACAAGAAATATCCTGGCGCTGTTTTCTTGGATATCCGACCTGAAGTTGAACCAACGTTTGTTCTTGATTCTCGTAATACGCACTTAGCAGACGCGCACTTCGACCTGGCCGTATTTGACCCGCCCCATGCTAACTTCGGCAAAAACGGAAACATGTCAAAAAACTACGGCCACCACACGGCCAAAGAAATAAAAGAAATCATTCGAGGGACAGCGAAGGAGGCCCATCGAATCTGCAAACCGAATGCACTCATGGCCTTCAAATGGAATGACCATGATTTAAGTTTAAAGTCGGCGCTTGCTTTGATGGCCGATTACTGGGAGCCGCTGTTTGGACATAAAACGTCAGTACGCACAATGCGAGCGTCCACAACTTATTGGGTTCAACTTAGGAGGCGCAAATGACCTACCCCGAGCGTTTGAGCCGTGCGGCGCTTAAATCCAATGAGGTATTGGGGTTGGTTGAGGCGCTTACGAAAATTAATAGTGATAGCTCTCTTACCTATTACTCAATGCCAAATTACTGGGAAGTTGCGGACGCAGCCCTCCAAGCCTGGGATAAGAAATGACCTCGCGGCGCTGGAGAATCTTCAGATTATTTTGGTCTTTGATCAGGGGTTATGGGGTGGACAATTGTAAGCGTTGCGGACGGCTTGTGGGTGGGGATGAATTAAATGGTGACGCTATAATGGTTGATCCTTTCCAAGGTTGGTCATGTTGTTGCAAACGGTCTCCCGATGAGCCGACAAAATGGGTACTGTCAAACGGGGACATTTGGCGTTTAGGAGTAAGCGAATGAGAGAAAAGTACTGCAACAATTGTGAGCGAGTGATGGAGAATTTGAAGGCGGCGCAGGCTGACATCGATGTAGCTAATTCTGAGGTTGAAAGATTTAGCGATCAACTCACCGAAGCCCGCGCAGAGATCGAGCGGCTAAACAAAGAATGCATCAGCCTATTCCTGCATGAGCAAAGAATGCAGGAATGCCAAGCCAAACTCGAAAAGGCCAAGGTCGCGCTCAGGCATTATGCTGATCGGATGGGTTCGAAGGCGAGGGAATGTTTGAAGGAAATTGAATAACCAATAAAGGAGAAGTTGAATGGCAAAGATAGTTAGAACATATTCAGCGGGAGTATTTTACATTCCGGGAGATATTGAAAATAGATCAGTCGATGGTAAGCGAGGCATATTAAAGAATGCCCGCCGCCTATGGTATTGGAAAGGTGCCTCAAGCCTTAGTCAATTGGCAGTAGACGGCCCTCAATGTCCAAAAGAATGTAAATTTCCTACCCCGGTTGATGAAATTGAAGTCAGTGAAATTATTGAAGTACTTAATGTGACTGACGTGGCGTCTAAAATTATTGAGGCGGTAGAAATATGGAAACAGTAGACGGTTACGGTTCCGGTGACGGTTCCGGTTACGGTTACGGTGACGGTGACGGTTCCGGTTCCGGTTACGGTTACGGTGACGGTTACGGTGACGGTGACGGTTCCGGTTACGGTTCCGGTTACGGTTCCGGTTACGGTTCCGGTTAATGCTAACCCCATTTCAAAAACGTAGAGCCGATCAATTAATAAGCGTCTTTGAGAACGAGACGCTTGAACTCCAGTACGGCTATATCGATAACCTGCACGATGGCAGAGGGTACACGGCTGGACGTGCTGGGTTTTGTACGGCTGAGGGGGACTTGCTTGAGGTTGTGGAGAGATTCCCAGTGGACTTTAAAAAACTATTACCGACGCTCAGAAATTTGGCTAAGTACAAAAGTGGCAGTACTCACTTTTTGGGTGGGTTACCTGCTGCATGGAAACATGCCTGCCTTAATCAAATTTTCAAGGACGCCCAGGATTTTGTCAGCGACAAACTCTATTATTACCCGGCTATGGTTCACGCAGATAGACATGGTTTTCAGTATGATCTGACCAAGGTCGCGATCTATGAGGCTATCATTCAACATGGCGACGGGGATGATCATGATAGCTTGGGTGGATTGATTAAAAGATCAGGCCCGGTGTCAGATGAAAAGACATGGCTTAAGAAGTTCATGGAAGTCAGGCGCGAAACACTTATTTACCCACATGACCCAGACACAAGAGATGAGTGGCAGAAAAGCGTTGGCAGGGCTAACTCAATGATCAGTCTTTTAAATAATATGTATTTCACGGGACCAATCACGGTTAACCCGTTCGGGACTGAATTCACAATACTTTAAAAAACAACCAGAGCCACTTTATCCCCTAGAATCAAGTAACTCTGGTTGCTGCGTTCTAATTGGAGTGACTGAATACAAATGCAATCACTATGCAACCTTAAATCATAATGTATTTGATTTAAAAGACTAAGATTTAAACAATGGCCGCAAATTGGCGCTAATCATCCTGTAATATCAGCCAAATTGTCTGTCAATTCTTTGACCTTTGGTAACCAATTAATGAGCCATTCTTTAGACACAGAGAATCTTTGAGTTTTTCTCAAATTTAACCAACCTAAATAAATCTCATTTAAAATGTCAACTGAATCGATGCAGCAACAAAAAGCACCAACCTTTATTTTATCAATCAAGAAATCACGTTGATGAATTTCTAAAGTTGAGCGTTTACCAGGTGCTTTTAGCTCAATATAGCAAGCAACGCCAAAGTAAGGTGTCACACCAACTAAGTCAGAAAATCCAGCCTCTGTTTGTCCATGATCATATCTGCCAGCTGCATAATTATAGACAGCTTTTGACTCAACCACGTTCATTTTAAAATCATTATCAGCAAGCCAGTTGACAGCTATTTTTTTAAATTCAAACTCTGGCTTTTTATTATGCCTAGGACGCCTAACTGAGCGTTTGGCCTCACGCGATTGCTGTCGCATCAAGGCCTCACGAGTGCTGTCTAAACCCATTTATTACCAAAAAACAACTAAGCCACCAGAGCCACCAGAGCCACCTAACCCTCCAGTGTTTACACCTGTTCCAGCGCTGCCAGGTGAGCCACCGTTACCTATGGTTATTGTATAAGTCGCTCCAGGTGTAACGCCTAATCCAATAAGATTGCCTGGTGAGCCACTCCCGCCACCACCACCGCCTTGATGACCAGCAACACCACACCCACCACCACCACCACCACCGGCACCTGTATTAAAAGCACCACCAGAGCCATTGCCACCATTACCGGGTGATCCGCCAGCGCCGCCAGCACCGCCAGAGCTCGCAGCGCCACCGCCACCTCCACCGCCACCTAAGCCATTGTTATTACTGCCAGCGTTACCACCTGGAAAATTGAAGCTTGAAAATCCATTTGTTGGAAAAATAAGAGTTGGACTGGCTATGCCACCATTTCCACCACTTGCAACACCTGTACTAACTCCACCAGATGATGGGTTACCAGTACCAACTCCACCAACTCCACCAACTCCACCAATAAAAAGAGTTGTACCAAATGATGTACTTGTGCCATTAGCTCCATTACCACCATTTGTTGCAGCACCAGCACCACCTCCACCTCCACCTCCACCTCCCCATCCAAATAAAAATACACGAGTTACATTTGGTGGCGCAGTAAAAGACCCATTAGAATTAAAAGCCTGAAATGATGGTGCTAAATCAATCAAAGCATTTATGCTTGCACCAAGCTTTGTCATTAACGCCTCTGACACTGGTTTGTCAGAGCCTATTTCAGAGTCATTCATTTTAATTAAAGCACTTGCAATATCTGGCACAAATCCCCCTTATTTTTAAATTTACAATTGCACAAATTGTTTTTTACCATCAATAAAATCAACATTACTCATAGCCACATAAATCAAATCAGCTAATTCTAAAACCTGATCTGGATAAATAACAAACTCCATTACATATCCAGTTGCTGGCACAAAAGGCAAGGCTGGTAAAACTTGAATCACGTTTGTTGAAGCATCCTGAATTATAGTTTCAGCCGATACACTATAATTTGGTGACCTAACAATTACTTTAGCTCCAACCAATTGAGACCATTTCTTGTGCTCTGCAACTCCAAATTTATGAGAATAACTCTGACCTATCGTAAATTCAGTTGTAGATGTGCCGGACAGCACCTGGCTAGATGGTGATTGTAATCCATATCTCCCAGTACCTAAAAAGTTTGTATCAAGAAAATCAAATTGAATGTCACCTTTAAAATTCAAAGTTTTATTTTGCACAAAGAAATATCTGCCAGCCATACCTTTTAATGCTGTTTTTATGTCAGGCATTTTAAGTTGCGAGCCATCAATCCAAACAATGTCACCAATTTCGACGTTAAAACCATCAGAAAATGATGTACCAAAAGACAGCATTTCAGCCGCAAATTGATATCTACTTAAACGCCTGTTGCTTTGCGAATGAGCAATACTTGCCGCGCCAGTAGATGACCTCAAGCCCTTTGATTTAATTGTTAGAGTTTTATTGTATCCTTTTATCTGAGCCTTTGATGTTTCAGAAATTGTAATCAGACCAGAAATAAACTCTCCAGTCACAAATGATTGGTCAAACTCATAAACAATTTCATTATAGAAATTTCTATTAGTTGACCTAACAAGCTTTTGCTTTGATGGGTTTTTAATATTCGATGCATCAAATGTCTTAATATATTGTCCTGGTATCGGACCAATGTGATATCCAACAGAGCATCTTGATTTTCTTGGCAAAGAAAAGGCAGCGACTGGTGAGTAAATTTCAGTTTCTAAAAATTTTCTTGCGTCATCAATTGTTTCTTTAAGCCTAAAATCATAAGAAAATCCGCCAAGGAAAATGTCTTGTAAATGTAAATGCTCATCTAAATCAACCTCATCATTAGTTAAAGCCAACCCATCAGGCAAAGTGTCGTATTGTGACCTAATGAAAAGTAATGCCGAGGTGCCTGTTTCAGTCACAAAAAAAGCAGTCCCTCCAATGACTAAATATTGACCCTCTGGAGTATCGATGATGTCAATGATAGGCTGTAAAGAGACGTTGTTAGCTCCATTTGATGCACCAATAGTTGTAATAAAATCGCCAACTGCAACATTGTATTTATCAACTAAATTAGTTTTATTAAAGTAAATTGCATTTTGGACAATGCCAGTATCGATATTGTTAAATGATGTCATATCAAGTTGTGAGGCGTAAAATCCACCAACACCATTTGAGCACATGATTTTTAAAGCCAAATCAATGCAGTTTCCAGTCAATTGATAAATCGTCTCAGCCGCTGTGCCATCGCTATGGCTGGCTGGTATTGACAGCAATCCTCCCCTTGTCACACCAGTCAAGGTTAAACCAGAAACTCCAGTGTATCCAATCGCCTCACTGTCAATTAATACATAGGCCTGAAAAGATGGGTCATATGTGCCATCAGGACCAAGCACTGGCACAAGTAAATCATTTACAGAATCAAGATTTATTGTTGTTGTTACTGAATTAATATTTCCAACCAGCTTTGGTTTAACACTCTTAAATATTGAACCCTGTTTTTTGTCATCTGGATGATTTAGCATCAAAATTATTTTTCCAGCATCACTGGTAACATCAGTAACTATTCCTCTAAAAATTACAACGTAATCCTTAGGCCACGATACATCTGAGAAACCAAGATAAACTTTGCATCTGGCTTGCAAAATATCATCAATCAATTGACCTGGAGTAATGAGTTTTGTGATGTCACCACTATCAATTAGAGCAATTGACATATTAGAAATTGATGAGCCTTGACCAATGTCAATCTGGAGCATTTGTCTAATTGATTGACTGGTGCCACTCATTGATATTGCATTATCTTGGTCTGAAACCTCTCTCAAATCACCAACGTAAAAAGCATTTGGATTTGAAACTGGGTCTCCAACCTCAAGATCAATATCACCAACTTTTACATCAGTTTTTATTATTATCGCACCATACAAAGTGCTAATCCCCTCAATCTCAAGCACAATATTTGGCTCTTTTACATTAGAACCAACAACCAATTGTGCTCTTTGAGAGAGGGGTAAAGTCATTTAAATTGCACCTTTACAAACTGCCATTAGCTTTTCTTTTGCACCATCTGCAATCTTACCACCAGAGCATTGAGCCTTGGCTGGTAATTTAGAAATACCAACGCCAATGATTCTGTCCACCACAAGAGGGCAAACAATATCACCAATGTAACCATTGGCACCAATACCAGTTGGAGGTGAGCAAACTTTTAAAATAACAAGCTGTTCTGTCATCCAAGATTCAAGCTCAGATGGCACCTTGCAATCTGCAATCTGAGCCATAGCCACCGACAAAGGCTTGGCTAAAATTTTTCCAGTCTCGCAAACTGGATTAGAACCAGGGCAAGCTGTTAAAACAGAGGCCATCATGGTTACCAAAAATACATTTTTCATTTCATCCCCCCTAAATTAGTTGTTTTGATAAAGTTGTGAAATTGATCAATAGACCCATTAAAAAGGTCCCTATCACACGCTCCAGCAATACCTGGCACATGCTTGGTGTCATCAGTTTGCCAAAAGGTCCAAGTGTCCCAAGGTGGAGGTACGTGAGGACAAGGGACACCATAGTTTGCAATCCATAGCCAATATTTTTTAAATCTTTGATCAAGTCCAAGGCCAGCTAATATTGAGGATGAGCCATAGATGCCAGGTGTTTTTTTTGTGGCTCGCTCAACAATATCAAGCCATTTCAAAGCGTGCTCTTTGTTTGGACCAGGTGACAGACCATCCATGACCTCCCAATCAAGTACACATCCCATATCTGTTGGCTCTAATTGGCCAACAATACCTAAAAAATTACTTGCTTGGGTTGCCACATCCTTACCTGGATGAAAAAAATCATATGCACCTCTAGCAATCCCAACCCTTTTAAAATTATCCCATCTACTTTTAAATTTAGGGTCTTGTCTATATTCAAAAGCTTTGTGAAATGCGTAAACAATCCCACTTGATTTCAAAAGGTTGATGTCTGAAATCATATTTCCCTGATAAATATCAATACCTTTTATTACAGGTCCTGCCGGACAAACAACTCTCATCACTCCCCCTTAGGATTTAAATTAGGTTCAATATTATTTAACTGGTCAAGCTGCACTTTAAATCTATCAACTTGGTCATTACAACCCAACTCTTTACAAGAATCTATGATGTATTTTGATAATGGAGCATATGATTCAACAGCGGGGAGCAATATCGATTCTTTTTTTAATTGTGACCATGGCTTGCCTTTAAACCAATGCTCTTTTTGCTCGCCAACAAAAACTCGACGTTTGCTAATTATGTAAACACCAAAGCCGCACTCTATTTCTTTTATTTCTTTTTCGCACACTGGGTCTGGAGTCAAAATCAAATGACCATTTAATGGGTCATGACTGAGCCTTTGTGTAAGTGATCTAAATACAGCAATGTCAGGTGGTGTTGTTGTGCAATTAATTAGAAATAGAGGCAAAAGCCACAAAAGCCTCGATTTCATCGCGCTCTGCTTTGTCATAAACCTCATCGCTCGCATTCTCAGGTAAAGAGTTTTTATAATCAACAGCACGCAAAAAATCAGATGCTTGAACTGATTTTCTGATTGCTGTGTTTAAAATGAACGCCTCTAAAACAGCTTGTTTTGATAAAAATGTCAAAATGGCATTCAAAATATATTTAGCAACAGGACCAATGACTGGCCATGATATCCAACCAAGCCCAGATACTGTTGATGCATAGGACATTAAAGCACCAATCCCCCAAATGACAAAACTGGCTCTGGCCTTTTCAACCACGTCAGTAATGTCAATTGGGACAATTGATTTATCCATTAGGGCAAAGCTCCCTCAAGCACATTTACCAAACCTTGCATCCAAGGTGGCAGCTTGGCTTTTTCTTTGTCGATAAAATATTTGAGTGATTCAGTCACAATAAACGACTCTGTGCCGCTAGGACTGTTGCGCTCAAACTTAAATTCTAAAACACCTCCATTGACTGTTATTGACAAGTCAATTTCAGGTCCTAATTTTTGTTTCACTAAATCCATTTTTTACCCCTTTGTTAAAGTAATTTAGTTTTGATATTCAACTAATATCGCACCTTGAGTGCCATTGCCTCCAGCAAAAGCTGTTGAACCAGAGCCAACGCCTCCACCGCCTCCACCACCAAACCCAGTTGCGTTAGTCCCAACTCCAGATGTGCCTCTTGATGGTCCACCTGGACCATATATAGTGCTCCCTCCAATGCCTCCACCATTTGAAAAAAAGTTTCCAGAGCCAGCTTGTCCAACAACATTTATCGTACCTCCGGTTGCTGTACCACCAGTTCCTGGAGTACCGGAAACAGAGCCAGCGCCGCCACCAGCTGTGTAAGTTGTTGCGTTGATGGTAATGGTTGTATTACCACCATTTCCTCCAGAGAAACCAACTGCACCACCAGCACCAGCCGCACCGATTGCCATTGTGTAACTAGTGCTAGGATTTAAACCAGTTAAATAAACATCAATCATACCACCAGCGCCGCCACCAGCTGCATAGCTATTTATTGCACCTGATGAACCTCCACCACCACCTCCAATCAACTTAAATTTAAATCTAGTTGATGTGGTAATGTTTGCTGGAGTTGTGTAAGTGGTGCCAGATGTTAAAAATGATGAACCACCGCCAGTGGCAGTCTGTTGAAAAGATGGTGCCGATGAACCATTGCTTGTTAAAACCTGTCCAGCTGTGCCAGTGCTTGCTAAAGTAATTGGCGCAGCACCAATTCCACCACCAACCATCACAGCATTTTGAGTAAGTACAGATGATGAGGCAATTGTTGTGCCTCCAGCAAAGTAAGGTATTGCTCCACTTGTGCCAGACACCAAACCAGTGCCACCACTCGTGACAGGCAAAGCTGTCCCGCTTAAAGTCAAAGCCAAAGTACCAGCTGTTGTAATCGGACTGCCAGCAATTGATAAAAATGATGGGACAGTCATTGCGACACTTGTAACAGTACCACTGCCGCCACCACCGCCAACATCATTTGCCCATGATGCAGCGGTTGTACCAGATGTTAAAATTACTGTGAAAATACCTTGATCACCACTAGCTATAGTTGCAATCGTGTTTAAACCAGAGCTTTGAACTGTAATATTTTGAGTGCTATTGTTTGCAACTAAAAATGATTCGCCTAAAACAAGTGTGCTTGTGACCGGCAAAACAACAGTTTGAGCTAGTGTCCCTGTAAAAAATTGCTGATATGTGCTGGACGCTGTTAAAGTTGTTGTGCCACCAGATGTTGCTGTTGTCGTGTAACCAGCGATAAAATTATTTGCTGATAAATTTTTGTTTGCATCCCATCCAGCAAATGATGTGGCAGTTGGCGCTGTTGTAACTGATGTAACATTTGTGCCACCGTTAGCCACCGGCAAAGTACCACTCACGTCACCAGTCAAACTAACTGCACCAAAAGTTGGCGCACCAGCGGCATTACCATGTAAAACTGTTGTAGTCGTTCCAAGTGAACCTAAAACACCAGGCGTTGCACCAGCGCCACCGCCTAAAACTATTCGATTAGCTGTCAAAACAGCACTTGAGGCCAAAGTGCCTGTGGCTGTGTATCCTAGAATGCCTCCAGATGTGCCAGCCGTTAATCCCGTGCCACCGTTAGCAACAGGCAAGGCTGTGCCACTAAGCCCTATAGCGAGTGTCCCAGAAGTTGTAATGGGGCTTCCAGATATGGACAGGAATGCAGGCACTGTGGCAGACACGCTTGTAACAGCCGTACCATTTGATGCAGATGTTAGCCGTCCTTTTGCATCAACAGTAAAACTCCCAAGAGTGTAAGAGCCAGGCGTTACAGCTGTGTTGGCTAAAGTCGCAGCAACAGAGCCAGGACCAGTTGCTGTGACATCACCAGTGAGATTTGTAATGTAATTACCAGTTGCTTGCTTGCCATTGAGTTGAGTTTGAATCGCAGATGTCACGCCAGAGACAAATCCTAATTCAGTGTCTGTTGTAGCAGAGGCAACAGGGATACCAGAGGCATTTGATGCCAAGGCTTTATTTCCAGTAATAGCCAGGGCCTCAGAAATAGAACCAGCACTGGAAACCATTACTCTATTGTTATTGAGCGCTGTGGCTGAATTTGTACCACCACTTGCAATCGGCAGAGTGCCACTTACATCAGCTGTTAAAGATACAGATGAAAAACTAGGTGCTCCAGCTGCGTTACCATGGAGTAATGTTGTTGCTGTACCTAATGACGGGAGCGATGTTGGAGTTGCGCCAGCTCCACCACCAAGCACAATTTGATTAGTCCCAAGCAATGCACTAGACGCTAAAACTCCAGGTGCAGAAAATCCTAAAATACCACCACTAATGCCAGATGATAAATTTGTACCACCATTTGCAACTGGTAAAATACCAGTCACAGATGATGTTAGTGAGATATTAGTAAATGTATTTGCAGCTCCGCTCATAGTTTTATTTGTTAAAGTGCAACTTTGAGAAATCCCGCACAAACTTGATGTCACTCCAGCAACATTTAGCAATTCAGTTGGAGACACAGCCACTGATTGAAAAGTTTTGTTAGCGTCAGTTGCTGTAATTTGACTTGCTGTCAAATTTTTTAATTTTAAATTTGGCAAAGTCGGAGTGTCTATTGTTGCAAATACAGCGGCACCAAAAATTATTGAGAAAATTAAAATGATTTTTTTCATTAAAGCCTCATTGTGTGAACAATTTGGTAACTTAAAACGCTAGTTGATGGGCTGTAAGTGCCAGTTTGATTATCAGATGTGTAAGTTATTTGACCAGTTGTCGCATCAATATCAAATGTAACGCCAGCATCTGTGGCTGACGAGATATCTTGAGTTAAAGTCCAATTGGTGTCGTCATGCCAAACAAAAAAGCAACCACGCTGCACACGCAATTGCGCTCCACCACCTGTTGATTTTCTATAAATCTGCCACTCAATCCTTACAGACCGATAGGCTAATTTATTGAAAATAAGACCAGTGACTGGCTGATTAGAAACATTGTTTGCAATGGTGAAATTCGTCCCAGCCGCTAGAGTTTGAAAATTCTTGTCAGCAAATGCAGCATTAAAATTTGTAGCATTAGCCTTTTGACCATCAGCAATTGCCATTAGCTCACCACTCTCAACGTAATTATGCCAGTCTCAAAAATCCCTGGCAGGTCTTGGTTAAACAATTCTTTTAAATGATATCCTGTCCCATCCTTGCTAGATGGCACTGAATCGCAAACAACTTTGTAAAATGTGGCTGGATTATCAATGTCTGGTACAAATTCAAATCTAGATTTAGACGTAATGTCTTGTAAAAAAGATTGAGCCAACTGCACTCCAGATGGGTTGTTTTTTATTACCACACCATCCATTTGCAAATTAGTAATGAATTTTAAATCAAACTCAATCATTTTATCAACACCAAATCTAATCAATTCAGTGCGACCGCTTGCTGTGCGGTTAACCATAGGGTCATAAGACACTTGATAATCATCTGGACCAACATAGCTTTGGAGTAAAAATTGAGGGTAATAAAGTACACCAGCCCTTGATGTCCCTGTATAACTATTGGCACCTGTTAAATCAATGCCAGAGGTAAATCCAAGTAGAGGCCAAATGGATGTCCCAATATTGGCACCTGTTAAAAGAGGTATTGTAAAATTTGATGTGCCTGAAACCGTGACCTTACCAGTTGAGCGATTGAGAGTGACAACATAGTTGTTTAAACTGTTTAAATTTAACTCAGCCTCAAGATCATCAATTATTTCGCCAAGAGTTCTAGATTTTAAAGTCAAAGTTGCTAACAAAGATGTGATGCCCTCTTTAAAATCAGCATCTGCGTTGTTTGCTGTAATGGTTGTGCCAAAAATGAATTTAGACCATGTGTTTATCATTTGACCAATACCTGCGCACCTTGAGTGTTAAATGCACTATTGACTAACTCAACAATCCTAAGCCCTGTCTCATGCGTGTCAAATACAGAGCCATTGATATTTACAGTCACAGTCTGTTGCTCTTTTTGCTGCACAGCCGTGGCTGGATTTGGAGCTCCACCACCTCCACTGTCACCGCTAAAACCTCCAGTTACTCCAGAGCCAACTCCACCAGCGTTACTGCCTCCACCAGATACTCCCTCACCAACTGCACCAAGTACACCACCAAGGACAGTCAATGCAGAGCCAGCCGATATTAGGCCATATGCTGTGGCATCAAAACCATATGAGCTAAAACCTCTGGCAATCCCCTCTAAAATATAAAATGAACCCATCTGAATTGCAGCTTGTCCCATGGCTGACAAAATCGCACCAGCAAAGGCTTTAAATAAATCCTTACCTTGAACTAGAGCTCGTCCAAGTTGCACCATAGCATTTGAAAATCCACCAACTAAGGTTTTAGATGTTGCTGCACCAATATCCTGAAATGCTTTTTGTGCATTATGAGCCATCAATTCAAAACCATTAGATGCACCTTGCTGGAGTAAAGTAAAAGAGCTTGCTGCGCTCTCAAGCCCTCCAGATAAACCAAGTAAATCATCTTTTACACCATTTACATGCTCACGCATTCTATCAAATGGTTTTGCGTTGTTTACAACTCCAGTCAACCTATTTAGACCATTTTCAATGGATGTTGAGAAATCAGAGTTTCCAATATTTTCTAAATTCTTTGATGCCTTGGCGTCTAAGTCATTCATTAATTCTTTTGCGTTATCAACAAAATCTTTTAATGATTTTGCAATGGCAGAATTTGGAGCAAAGAAATTTACAAGTTTGTTTCCAATGTCTACAATGCCACCAATGAAATCAACAATTGTCGCGCCAACAGCGTTAAATACAAGTGCAGCTGTGTTTGCCACTAGCTCTAGAGGATAAATAATAAAATCATTTAAAGCTTTTCCAACCGTGATTGAATCAAGTGCAAATTGTTTCAGATAATTTTGATCTCCAAATGTGTGCTGCATTGATTCTGCTAAATGATCAATTTCACCTGTAATAAATTTAATTACAGCCCTAACTGTATCATTGCCAGTAAATGCTTGACCAAAAGCAATGCCTAACTTTTCAAATGAGTTTTTTAGTCTTGTGATTGAACCCTCAAATGTATCAACATCGCCAGAGGCGGCATCTTTAAATCTAGCGCCAACAATTGCGATTGCTTCACCAGCCCTCAACTGAAACTCAGTCAATGACCTAATCTGAGGTATCAACTTACCAAGCCGCCCTGATGTCCCATCTAGCGTGCCACCAAGTTGCTGCAAAGCTGCATCAGCTGATTTTCCAGTTGCTGCCGCTAAATCAATCGCAGCTGATGTCAAAGCTTTTGCTTGCTCATTGTTTCTAGCATAATTTCTAGCCAAAGCCTCAAGACCTAAAGCCTGAGTTGCACTTAAAGTTGTGGTTTTTTCAATATTCTCAGCCAATTCTAAAAAACTAGCTGATGCCTCAGCACTATAACTGCCAGATGAGGACAAAGCTTTATTCATATTGTTTAAAGCTTTTTCATATCCACCAGCTGCCTCAATTGATTTCTCAATTATTTCTTTTCCAAATTCAAAACTAAGATATGCACCAACAATGGCTAAAATCTCATTTCTTACATGGGCAAACGCATGAGATAAACCATCTCCAGCCTCTTCACCTGATTTTTTAATTCTAGCAAAACCCTCTCTTACAGAGCCGTCATCAAGCGTAATGCTAATTCTAATTTCATTTAAATCATCAGCCATTTGCTTTTAACCTCTTAGCTAAATTCATCGCCACTGTTTGAAAATCAAGCAATGGCTCAAATAAAAATCTTTTAGCAGAGGACTTTAATTCTCTGATGATTTTAGACCTGTCTGACTCTTTGTAAGTGTGAAAAGACGCAGATTGGATATCCACCATTTGAGTTTCGGCAAATATCATGCGAGCGCTTTTTAAAAATCTGATGTAATCGCCAGCTGGCATTTTTTTAACCACCTCTGGAGGCCATCCATAAAAATGACAGACAAAACTTTTATCTAAAAACGCCTGATCTATTTTTTTTTAGTGACAAGATCAAGCAAACCCTCAACAAGAGCTTTGGCTTTTGATAATCCCATGCCCTTTACAACATCAAGAGGCATCCCAAGTCTGGCCAGAAATGCAGGGACGTCCATTTTATCCCCCTCAACTCCGCGCAAAAACTCAACCTCATCAACCGAGGGTTCGCGCAATATGTACTCTTTGCCCTTAAATTTTACCTTGAGTTGGACATCATCACCTAAATCAAGCTCTTGCATAAATATTCACTCCAACAAAAAGTCACCAGGATGAGCCCTGATGACTTAAAAAAATCACAAATTAAGCTGTCAAACCACTCTGACTGATATCGCCAAAGCTGATTACGTTGATTTTAGAATTCATCAACAAGTCAGCAAACCCCATCCAAGAAACCTCAAGCTCATTAGGATTTTCTCCAGAGAAAATTAGTGAGCCAGGGACAGGGATAGCCAAAGCTATTTGCATATTTCCAGAATTATCAACCGCGTTGACTGGCTTGAAAATCAAGCGTGCAGCATCAATCAAAATGTTTTTACCAAGCACAAATGTGCCAGCACCAAACACCTCAGATGAGCCACCAATAACAGAGCCACCATAAAGTTTATGCATGGCTTTTAATTTGGCGTTGTCAGTCTCAAGCAATTTGGTTGAAACCTCAATTTTGTCAAATCCTTGATTTAATGTCAGCAATGGAGTTTTACCAAACTGGTGAGCATGGACTGTCAAATTAGATGGGCTAAACTTTGGGTCCACATCGCCCTTGAGCAAGCCAAGGTTAAAATCCTTACCGCGTCTAACTTGAGTCATGGTCAAATTGGAGCTTTGAAAATTAGTTGTTGGGTCCGTGACCTCACCAACTCCAGTTCCAATTGTGCGAGTTACTGTGACAACTGTCCCAGACCTAACAGCTGTAAATCCAGCCGTGGCATTGATAGATGTCTTAAAACTCTCCGCAATCACAGTATCAGCATCACCAATGCCAACCACAACAGCATGTCCTGTACCAGCTTGAACTGGGTCAACTCCAGTTGAATTGTAATTTGCCCAGAAATAGTGACCAGCACCAGATGCGAGCCAGAGTTGTATCCATTTGTTATTTGTCGATGATGCAATGGCACCTGAGAAATCAAGTTTTTCCATGGCCTCAATTTGCCAAAGTACATTTACCGGATTGACTCTGATAAAATTTGGCGACGATAAATTTTGCATATTAAATCCCCCTAAAATTAAATTTAAAAAGCCAAGATCAAATACATATCAAAAGTCATGACCAAGATTACAGCATTGTCATTGCTCACTTGCAATGGCTGAGTGTCAAGTCCAGTTGGACTGACATTCTTGATACCAACTTGCGTAAGAGCATTAGCTTGAGGCATCAACACCTCTAAAATACCTTGCGCGTTGTCAAGAGCGCGGTCAATTGCTAGACCTGGATTTTTAAACCCTTTTGACAAAACTTTTAAAGTTACAGGATAACTAAATTCAAACGCCCTTGCCTGAGCTCCCATGGTTGGTGATATTTTTATGTGGCCAACATCTAAATGATAGGACCCGTCAAGTATGGTTGCTGGGATGTTTGCTATGTTAAAACCGTCAGCCCACTCCCTATATTTTAGACCATTCATTACGCCTCTAAAAAAACCTCTTACCTGGCCTAACGTCATATCCTGATTAGCGCGGCTGATGTCAGTCCTACGCCCTCAGATTTACTAATTGTTCCATCATGATTTAAGTCGAGTCGCAATTTTGCTCTATGAGTTGATTTGTCAGCCTCACCAAAATAGAATTTTGCTTTTTCAGAAAATACATCGCCAACAGCATTTTGAATGCTTTTAAAAATTAGCGCCAAAGTCAAATCCCTAGACCAAAACCTAACCTCATCAACGTCTTTTACATCAACCTTTGTCAAAGCCTTACCAGCTGCATCCTCAATCCCAGATTTGTTTAGCCAATCAATGATTTTTTCTTGTGCTGATCTATGCACATTTAGCCAAGATGACCTGCCATCAGAAACCCATTTCAAAATATCAGGCTCAATGGCTGTCAAATCTTTGTCATTTGAGAAAAGCATATCGTCAGCCGCTGTATTTATTTGCAGAGTTTTATCAAAAATTGAAAAAGTCACATCTAAAACTATGTGAATTTTAAGTTTCACAGTAACAACTCTGGTCGCTCCAGAGTAAACCCAGTCTAAATACCAGTCCCTAAAATCAACACCAGTCACATCAATAAAGGTTGGGTCATTAGCAAAGTCTGGACAAATCTCAACCTTTACAACAGGCAACTCGCCCTTTGTGACAAAGGATTTTCCAGCATCAAGTCTGGTCTTGTCACCAACTTGCACTGTATTTTCAATTTCAAGAACTCCGCATATCATAAATATCCTTTATTGATATCCGACACAATGGTAATTGATTGATGTCGCAGACCCAGAGCTATCAATAGTAATTAAAGACGTTGTCGATATGACCGTGAGAGGATTTCCAGAGACATTATCAACAGCCGTGCAAACAGGTGGATTAGTCCATGCTGAATTAAAGGTCACAATGCAGTTTCCAGTGTATGCCGCGCCAATGGTTACGTTTCCTGCTACGTCATTACCAACAACTGTGGCACCAGTCCCACACGCGGTTAGGGTTGGCGAGTTGCCACCATGCTCAACATGACCATTCTTGATCACAGTAAATGCACTTTTTCTATCCCCATCGCTAGACCCATTTCCAACAACAAATAAAGGGTCTGTATCAACCCACGCCGACTCATTGCCAGCCGCTGGAGTTTTAGCGTATCTGCCAACAACAGTTGTCAAAAATGTATTATTAACATTCCAAAGTCCAAACGTTGTGCCTAAACTTGATGTTGAAACGTTTGAATCACCATGACTAAAAGATGACAACCCGGTTGTGGTATGAGGTCCTATGCTTGCAATGCCTCCAATGTATGAGCCATTACCACCAGCATTTATGGCAAACCCCTCACTAGACCAACCATGAGCCAAAGCACCTTGACCATTTGTTGATATGGATGAACCTGTACCTTCTGCGCGTCCAAAAACTGATGAACCACTCCCAACTCCATTTATTAAACCTCCACCAACAATACTCCCATGCTGTAAAACTCCCTCACCAGCACCAGAGGCGCCAAGAAACGTACCAGTTCCATCAGCAACACCAAATGTTAAAGAGCCAACTGTGTTGGATGCAATCTGTGCATTATTTGAAACAATGCCCCATGTTGCAGAGCCGGTATTATCTCCCTCAATAATCCCACCTGAGTTGGCCTGTCCAAATACAAAAACAGCACCTGAGTCAGTACCTAAAGTTCCACCATCAGCAATACCAAAAACAAAATCACCCTGATCACCACTTTGAATATGTCCACTATTATTGGCTAATCCATGGACAGACGTCCCATTACCACTACTGAAAATAGTTGCATTGTTTTGAGCATCACCATGAGCCATTGACCCATTACCAGATGCTGTTATTGCTCCACCAGTGGCAGTAAATCCAAAAGATAGATTATTAGATGGTGAACCAGCGTTAACCCAAGATAAAACTCCAAGGCTATTGGTGGATAAAACTTGCCCTGGAGTGCCATCTGTTGGCGGTAAGGTCCATAAAACAGAGCCAGCCAATGTGTCAGGCGATTTAAATCCAACTGAATTAGCTTGCGTTGAATCATACAAATTAAAAATAGAACCTACTGTTCCATTCTGCGCAGCAATTTCAACTTTATCTTTTGGTCTTAAATAAATCTGATCGCCAGTAGATAATAATAGAATATGAGAATTCGGGGCCTCTAAATGAATTGAAGCGTTACTTTTAACATTTTGAACATTTGCATCTAGAAAATTAAAGGTCGGTGAGCCTATATTTCGAGTGGCATCACCGTCTGGGACAATGTTCGCATTTACTGGAGTTGACCAGTTAACTCCACCACCTCCACCGCTTGGAGTTGCCCAGATGTAATCATAAGTCGTATTGCTCTGTTTAGTCAGTACTTGACCAGTTGTGCCTCCAGCTGGAGCGCCACCAATCAGGTTAACTTGAAATGTGGCAAATGCAGATTGGCTAACAATCAAACAAATCAATAAAAATAATTTAACCACATCAAACCTCATTAATTAGTCGTTACAGTTTTCCATGCAGTACCGTTCCAAAATTTCAAAACATGAGCCACTGTGTTGTAATAAAATTGGCCCTCAGCTGGAGCGCCGGGGTCAGCAGCAAGCATTACAAATTTAGGATTAGTCCAACTAGAATCAAAATCAGTGCCTGAGTTTTTAGTCAAAACCTGGCCAGTCAACCCGCCAGCTGGAAATCCAGCAATACCAGTCACCTCAACCCTAAATGCTGCATATGCTGTTATTGAGGCAAGCAAAACACAGACAAACATAATTATGCGCATAATTTATCTCCAGGTAAAAAGTGGCAGGTCCACCAGACCAATTTCTCAGTCTGGTGGTTTTTAAAAATAGATTAGTTGTTGTCAGAGACAACAAGCGCACTGATGCCAGCTGCCATGCCCTGTTGAGCAATAGCCAAGCCTTTGACACCAAATTTCTGGTCAAGCACCTTGAGCATAGAACCGGCGCCGTACTCAGGCGCTTTACGCTCATCAAGAGCGGGTCCGCGCTGGAAACCAATCGCAATACCCTCTTTTTCGTAGGCGTAAAACTCTTGAGCTCCAAGCTCAGTGGACACATAAACGGGCATCCCGTAAATGAGACCCAAAGAACCCTCTGGGATACGGCTGTTGCCATACTGAAATGCCGAGACAAATTTCTCAATCCCAAGCATTACAGCCTCTTGATCAGCACTGATTGCAAGTGCCAACTGATTGCGGTTTGCTTTGTGGTTCAAGAGCGTTTTGCGCATTGCTAAAATAGCATCATCACTGATGTCACCAGTGGCGGCAGTGATCTTGTATGCAACATTTGCCAACTCAGCAATAATTTGTTGCTCAAGATAAACTGCATGAGCGCGAGCGGCTCTTACTGCATACTCACCCTCTACGTCAACAATAGACTCAATCTCATCCATTGAATCAATCAACCAAGAAACAGTTGCGCGGAAACTCAAATCCATTTTGTCTTTATCAAAAGACAAAGTCTGTTTAACGCTCGCGACACCAGAGGCGCGATTTTCAACCATAAAGCTACCAGCTTTTGGAAAAGCAATGCTTTGCGCACCTTTTTTGGCAAAGCGACTTACGTCCATTACCGTTGGAGCAAGCACAGCTTGCGAGATTAGCTCGCGCTGCACAAGCTCTACGATTAGATCATTTTTAGTTGCGGTCAATTGTGCGTTACTTGTTATACCGGCATCAGCCATTTTAAATCCCCCTTAAAAAGTTTTTAAATCTCAAAACCAAAACAAAAACTAATCCCCTAAACCAACCGCTTAGAAACGGCTGGCATCATCCAAGAAATAAAGCCAAATCACACCAGTTGCCGAATTAACCGAGTTGTTAGCTATGGTCAAAACGTAATTGCCTGGCTGAAACCAAAGAGGTGCAGCGCCAGTTGCACCAACTGGATAAACAGCCTCAGTGACAGTTGCGCTACGATTTGAAAGCACACCAGCTGATGCATCCAAAGTTGAATCGTCAGCATCATTGATTGCAATATCATAAAGTGCAGTTGGTGCCACAGCACCAGGATTGGTAATTGATTTCATCAAAAACCCATGCACACCAGGCAAGGTCGAATTGATGACAGAGCCATCAACAGAGCTTGCGGTCCATGCAATCTTATAAATCAAAACCTTTTGTCCATGGTCCAGCACACGAGTTGATTTCTCAACCGTGGTTGTGCTTGGAGTTGCAAAAGCCTGACTCATGCCAAACGACAAAAGCAGTGCTGTGAATGTCATAAAAAACTTACTCATTTCAAATCCCCCTATTGTTTTTGTTCTAACGATCTTAATTCTGCCCAAATTTCATCCCTAGTCAACTCTGATAATTTTTTTCCAGACGGGACCTCAATCGCTTTTCCATTTGGCATCTTAGTATTGATCTTTGGTCCAACCTTACTAAATAAGTATGGTTTTGATTTTTTCAAACCATCAATCAAACTCACAAGAGCTTTTTCGTCAGCCTTAAAGGTCTTTGTGTCCACCTCAATGTCTGACAAATCAACCAACTTACTGACAGCGTCCAAGTCAATACATCCAAGGCTTGCTGCCTTTTCTTTAACCTGTGCGTCGAGGCTAGAAAAAACAAAAGAATTGAGCGTGTCTTTGTGCGTTTTGCTCAAAGTCTCGTGATCTTTTCTGAGCTTGGCAATCAACTCATCTTTTTTGCCCTCAGCAGACAGCTTGTCATTCTCGCTAGCAGCTAGTTTATCCTCTAGCTCTTTGAGCCTGGCCTTTGCTGCCTTTGCCTCTTTTAATGTCTTTTGGTAAGTCTCATACGCGACACTGTTTTTACCTTTATCACCACTGGTGTCCAAGGTCTGGTCGTCGTTGTCGATATCGGCGCTGCCTTTATCGTCAGTGCCACTGGCACCTTTTGTCTTATCGTCAGCCATAATCATCTCCCCTTTTTTTATTGGTCGCAAGCAAAAATATTTTGACAAGCCAAAAGTCAGGCCTCGTAATCCTCAACAGCATTGCGGATACGCAACCCCCGTCTAATATATCTCATGCAAATAGTTTTGATTCGACCAATGAATTGTTTGTTGGTTTGTAACGAGTCGTCAAATACCTTAAATCCCTTTGCTGCCAAATATTTGGCAAGCGTATCATTTCCTAAAGGCTTTGAAATCCTCTGGCCTTTAGCACCAACATAAAATTTGTGCATACCAGTAAATGCAAGCGACAAAAAAGCACCACTGCCTCCCTCGTCACGCCAGCCAAGAGAATCTAAAAACTCACCAGTCAATGTCACGTTTGAAAAACCATCCTCATATGTAGGATGGGTCTTGTTGTATTTTGCTAAATAAATTCTCTTGTCTATGGTCGAGTCATGCAGCAATGGAAATTCTTTTCTGTCATTAAATGGTTTGCCAGTCCTGGCTTGAAATTTCAAACGCTCAACTGCAAAATCGCCAACCTCTTTTTTTAGCGCAGAGCCTGACAAAATATCAGTCGCCGCCTCACGCAACTGTGACTCGACCTTAGTAAATTGCGCTGAATCAATCTTGATTTCAATAGGCATCGCTCTTTACCTTTTTAACAAGTCTGGTCCATTTAGTGTTACATTTTTTGCATTCAATTAGCTCATACCTGCAATCATCATCACCTAACACTTGAGCCTGGCTTGGCTTGTTGCAAATATAACAAATATAATCATCATCAATTTTTTTATCACTCTGTTGTTTCATCAACTGTAACAACGCCTTTACCTGCGCTGCCTCTGATTGTATCAAGTAAATCCAAAAGCCTTTGCTGTCTAGGTGTGACCAAATCTTTGGTCTGGAGCGCATCTAAATCACTTTTAAATTTAATTCCAATGTCTTTTAATTCATCCTTACTAATCCCAAACCAAGGTCGCTCTGGGACAGTATCCCCCGTGATGTGATTGAATGCTTTTAAAACCTGCAACTCATCTGTGATTGCGACCTTGATCTTGTTGCCAGAGGTTGAGACGACGTCAACAGCTGCCAGCATATCTCCAGTTAGCTCCATTGTAATCTCACTCGCCTTTTTACCAGCGGCTTTGAACTCTCTGGATTTAACATAGGCTTGAGAGTAAGGGCTTTTGAGTTTGATTTCACTAGCATTGCCACCACTGGTAAATTTAAGTCCCTTACCAGCCTCTGTCCTTTGAGTAATCCTGTCAATGATAGCTTGACCCAGCGCCTCTTTTAGCGCTGGGCTGTCAGTCGCATCAATCCCAAAAATCTCACCAAGATCAATCTCTTGTTCAATGATTTTCTTGGTCACCTTTGGACTTTTCATCTAATTACTGCACACCTTGAGCGGGTTTAACCTTTGGCGCTTGTTTCTTTGGAGGCATAGGATTGTTGTCAGCACCATTGACTGGAGGTGGCTGATTAGCTTGCATTGGCGTCTCTGCACCTGGTTGACCAAGACCTGGAGTTGCAGGGCGTGGGTTTGCAACTTTGTCAGCCGCAAGCTCAAGCAAATATTCATCAGCCTTTATGTCATCAAACTCATAAAGCTCTTTAAGTGCATCCTTAGTCGTTAATAAATCATTGTCCCAACGTTTAATGGTCGAATCCTCTTTGTCCTTTTTAGTTTCAACCACAGATGGCTCAGGGTAACAAACCTCAAGCTCAACAGTGTCTGGGATGATACCAATCTGTAAATCCTCATTAAGGGCGTCATCACCAGTCACTGTCTGATATTCATTTGACCAAAGCCTCATAATATCAAATAGATCAGTTTCAACACGTCTAAAAAGGTCCACATCCTCTTGGCTTGCTTGAAATTTATCAATGTTAGCAAGCAAATGGTCAATGCCAGATGTAAATGCACGCTTTGGCGTGTCACCACTAACCACCGATGAATCAAGGCCATTGCTAGACAAAAACATTTTTAATTGCACATTGATAATTTCAAGTGCATTAGCCAGGTCTGGACTTGGTGATTCAAAAGCAAATTTAGGTTGTGAGGCCTGAGCATCAGCTGGTTGCTTTATCCACATGCACCTATTTGGACCAACCGTTAACGATTTAGGCTCATCAATAGAGTAAATGATGGCCTGAGAATATCCTTGCAATCGTGAAATCTCAGCCAAGTCACAAAGCTGCACAAGTAAATCAATTGTAAACTCAGCAATATTGTTTCCACGTCTAACAAAAAATTGGAAATCCTTTTCATTTGCAATATCAATAAATGGCAAACGCTTAATTGGATTAGGTACAATGCCCTCAGCCTCTGTCAGAGTGCCATAGCCATTAGTCGTGAAATGGACCTCATCAGTCCACCAAACAAAACGTTGTAACAATTTTGCTCTATCCGAGTCGTTTGAAACATCCTGAGGCACTCTTGAATTTTGATTGTATCTGTTTGTATTTTCTTTTACTGGGATGTTTCTAACACCATAAAGATTCACATCAAACACATTTAATATATAACAAAACGCTTGCTCTGGGTCATTGAAATCTGGGATTACATCATAATCCTTAGGCGTCAAAGCCCTTGGTTGGATTTTGCCAAGCTTTGGCACAATGTAAAGTGCCGCTTGATCACAGAGCTTATAATACCTATTTGCAAGCCTCATCTGAGGGTCAACACCATTGCAGTGATAAAAATCCTCTAGTTTTTTTTCCATACTCTCATCAGCTTGAGTTTCAGGACCATCATCTGTGCCAGAAAAATGTCGCTCTGGCTCTTGAGCATAAATAGAACCCAATTGATCAATGATTCGTTTGCAAGGGTTGATACTCAAAACTTTACGCATTCTCTGGACTGTGTCTGAGCTAAACTCATCTGATAGACGCTCAAGCACATATGCCGCTTGACGATTTCTGTAAATGTCAAATTTACGTTGCTCATATCGTTTGCGGCTTAAATTCTCAGAGCCACCTATCTCATCAATGATTTTTTTTCTAACTGCCTCATCAAGAATATTTGGATTGCTCAAATTACATCCCCTTTTTTAAAAATTTGACTCGTTAAATGATAGCCACCGCACAAATTACATGGATATGCTCGCATCCCATGTTTGTCAGCTTGTCGTCTCGCCTCAAAGATATTTCTAAATCTGTGCTTGCGACATTGGTTTTTCCTTTTTATTTTTATAAAGCGTCCCATCCTTTAATTCTCATCGGTTAACCATGTAAACACCACTCTCAATTTTGACCAAAGGAAAAGCATAGTGAACCAGATAACCAAGCGCATCAGAGATATGGACTAACATCGGGTCTTTTTCATCTGGTAAGTTTGAGCCCTCTGCATAGCTCACTTGCTCAAGGTCTCTGATTGTTTTAACGCAACGAGGATGAATTTTAAGGCGTTTCTTTTCTAAGAGCGCATTTACCTCATTGTATCGGTCCATGCGAAAAGGATTTTGGACAAAAGGCACGTTAAATCCAGCGTCTCGCAAAATCTGATGGTCTGTTTTTCCAGAGGCTGATGTTTTTCTAGCTTTACCAGTTGAGTCAGGGATGATGGTCCAACGTCCAGGATATCTTTTTATGATGTCCTCCGCTGCCGCAGCTGTGTGACTGTTTTGCAAATATCCCTCATCTAAAACCCAAAGCTCATCCTCCACAATTTGACAAATTGTGTAAGTAAGTGGATTGACGTTAAAATCCATGCCTAAAATGAGAGGTACGTTTGCGCGCTCAAAGCTTGTAACGTGAATGTTTCTATCAAAGGCATGATAAATATTTCCGCTCGCATCCTCACCAAACTCACCATCCCTAAATCGTTTTCTGTCACGCTCTGATAAATTATCAAGCACACCAGAGACATAATCAGAATCAATGTTGTCTAAGTTGTCAGCTGGGTTCATTAGCATTGAGGTAAATTGATCAGCATCTTTGCGCGGCTCCCAAGTATCTGGGTCAAGACCTTTGATAAAAAGAGGGTAAGACCAGTGACGCTTAGTCGGTGGATTTTCATCATACCAAGCGCGTTTTTTTAAAATATTTTGCTCTGCCAAACGAGTGAGCGCAATTTGCACAGAGCCATATGGCAATTGCGAACACTCGTTAAAAAACAACGTAGAATATTCTTTGCCTAAAATTTTCTCAACTCGCTCTTTTTCATCAAGGCCACCAATCCAAATTTCAGACCCATTTGGCAACTGATAAAACCAATCTGATTTGTTTGCATTAACTTTTAGACCAGGGAAACAAACGTCAAACACTTTTGGAAATGTCTCATACCAAAGGGATGTTTTGGCGTGATTGAATTTAAAACGTAAAGCTGCGTGGCGGCTTTTGCATTTCATTGCTCTAATGATCATGGCTCTGCAAATACCAAAAGTTTTGCCAGACCTAGAACCACCGTAAGACATCGCGTGGCGATGAGGACCAGACAGCATTGTAGTTTGCTGTTTTTGTTTTTCTGTGCGGTTAAAGATTTTGCTCATCTTTTGCAATCACAATTGGGATGTCTTTTGTTTCATCCTCGTTTGCTTTATCTCCCCAATCAGCACGCCTGCGACACTTTAACCACATGGCCATTGCTGCCTCTGATGGTGGATAATGTCTGATTGTTTTTTCTCTTACAGTTTTGCCTCTGACAGAGTCATAAAAGATTTTTTCCTCACCATGCGTGTAACCTATGGCTCTGCGAAAAAGAGACAACTCAACTAAATCATCAGCCATAGCAAGGCCCTTTTCTAAATTGTCCAAAAAGTCTTTATCCTTTTGTAAATACAGATAAAGCGTAGACTTACCAATTCCAAGTTTGGCAGCAATAGAGCGAATTGTTGCACCTTTTTCTCTGGCTAGGCCAACTGCAATCTCTTTTAGCTGTTTATTTAAGCAGGTTGGTCGCCCCATTTTTGCCATAAAAATCCCTATCCCCTAAAACTTTTAATTTCAAAATCGGTATGGCCCACTCAAGCGCTGCGATATCAGCTTTGACCCAGTGGATTTTGTTGGGTTTAACATTTACACCATTTGACAACATCTGTGGCAGTACAATCTCTTTTAAATATTTTAAGCGATGCTCCAAGGTTCTAACATAGTTGGATTTACTGGGCATCGGTGACCTTTGATTTAAAAGCATGACATTAAATCAGAAAATATGCCAGTCCAGGCATTTAACCATAGAGTTTGCCTGTCCACCGACCTCTTTTGTCAAGCAACATCAATTCAAGTCTAGGTTGTGAATCTAAAATCACGCCAGCGCCAAGAATTGGTCGCAGGACCTGGAGGTGGTTATAGGCATAGGCACTGGACCTTGGGTCAATCAAGCAACCACAGACCATTGCCCAGTTGGTGGCGAGTGGAGTTGACCATTTTTGGATTGAAAATTGGGTGTGGTAATGACCATTGACTGTACACATCCCAAGTTTTTGAGACATCCCAAGTGCGTTGGCTTGGCGACCATGACAAAAATAAACTGATTGTCCATTTGGCAATTCAAGAGTTAGGTCCTGATGCCAGACCCAACCTTTTGGAGCGTGATAAATCTCATTATAACTTTTGAATACGTCAGCGGGGAGGCCTGCACTTAGGCCTTTTCTAAAAACGAGTGAGCCATGATTGGACCACATCATATCAACCTCTGGAAACAGGCGATAAATCGGCTCAAGAGCCCTGATTGCTGCACGCAACTCATATCCAGCTGACATCAAATCTGGGTTTGACTCATGGTAAGAAATATCATGGCCATCAGATTCATCCCCTAGGCCTATGACCCGAGTGGGTCTATGTTTCTTTTTGAGCGCACCAAGAAAATCAACAGCATCTGGATGTTGATATGGACAGTGCAGGTCTGGAAACACCAAAAGGCGTTGATGCCGATTTATCGCCACAGCCAATGGTCAAGCTAAACATGATTTGGCGCAATACCAACTGGACTTTTTCTAACCCTTTGCCTCAATTTTTGTTGATAAAAAAAAATAGCGCTGTCACCATTCAGCTATGGCACCAAAGAGTGTAACGATTGATGATAAAACACAGATTTCACTCTATGCGGTGATTGGATGTATCCCGATTTTAGTTGGTGGCTTGATATGGTTAACTAACATTGACGCCAAGGCAAGTGCTGCACAAATAGACCTGCAAAACACAAAAGAATTGTTAAAACAAGCTCTGACAAAACTAGAAAAAATTGATTCAAGGCTTAGTCACATTGAGGGATGGATTGAAAAGCGTTAAATTAAAATGTCCCATAAACAGCAATAAATAAAATTGTTGCCCAGATTGAAACCAAAGACACAACAAAAATCATTTAGTCACCACCTTTGACTCAACAGACATTTGGCCGGCAATCATACGACCAATTAAATCAGCCATATGCCAACAGCCAATGGACCTGAAATGAATTTGCAGCAATTGTAGGTTGTAGATTTTGTGAGCCATCAAATGACCTCCAGAAAATAGAAATCTCGTTACAACCTAAATATAACACAACGCATTGTAATTTACCAATAAATCGGTCTTTTGGTCTTACGTTTAAATGCTCCAGAATGAGCCAGGACAGGTTTTTGAGGCTTAGGCACAGTTGGATGCCAATATGGCTCATACTGGAGCACCACCTCAATGCCAGAGGCTAGAATCATGCGTTTTTCAAACTGCGGAGACTTGTCGGCAAGGAAAATGCCATTTGCAGCGTCAACCAGCTGATCAAGGTCTCGCTTAAAGGGGATATCAAGCCCTGGATAATAAACCCAGACCTCATCCCCCCTCATCCAGCCAAGGATACAGGTGTCTCCCCAAGGGTCTTGGAGCCTAAGGCCCTTTACGCGCATTAGACGGTTTTTTAATTGATTTTTTGTCACACTGCATCCTTAAAGTTAACAAATGATGTAGGATTTAACCTACATTCCCCTTTATATAATATTTCGTTAGAGGGTCTTTTATATTAAGCCTACATAACCTACATTTTATTAATAAATATTTGATTTAATTAAACAAAAGTATGTATTTTTTTAAAAAAAAACCTACATAAATGTAGCATTTACTTTTTTTCAAAGTCCTAATTGTGGACTTGGTGCGACATAAAGTGACGGGTTGCAGCGATAAAACACACCACCAGTTTTTCTGGTTTTACAGTCCCTGTTTTGCAAAATTACACCAACATGATTGCGTCCATAGCCAAACTCTTTTTTGATCTTGGCAAAGATGTGCATTAAAGAATGAGCGGGCAGCCACTCACCTTGACGGTTATTTGTTAGACGCATATAGTCTTTAACCTCTGCGTTCCAAAAATTAAAAATTTCATCCTCAATTGGTTCTGGAGTTTGAGTTTGAATGTACTGATCAGAGGCCAATTTATACTCAGGCTCTGCTTTAAACTTGGTCTCATATGCCCATTTAAATTGAGCTAAAATTTGTGAACTATCAAATTCATCAAATTTTTCAAGTAAATCAAAACTCTCCAAAACAAAAATTAAATATCGTCTATTGCCAGTACCATCGCGCAAAAGATATTCGCAATTTGCGGAGGAAACAAAACTTGAACGCAAAGAAACTGTGCCTGCTTTACGTGCATAGGGTGATCTAAAAGTTGCTTGATATTTTGTAATTAAACCTTTGAGCATTGCAATTTCATTTTGATGAGTATTATCAAACTCAGGGATATTCAAAACCAAAGAGCGCTCCATGAGCATAATGATTTCTTTTTCATCACGAGAATTAGTCCATACTCCATAATATGGTCCAAGACCTTTAAGTAAAACCTTAATAAAAAAATCTTTTCCAATCCCTTGATTGCCTCTTAAAATCAACACATGATTTTGTTTGTAATTGTCATTAGCTCTAGCAAAAATACCCGCACCCCACGCGAGTAAATGCTGATAAAAACACTCCTGAGACAAGTTTAAAACTTTTGTACTAAAACAAAGTGTGCGCAATCTATCTGTAAAATCCCATTTGGGGATATCCACCAACCATGTTGGTGGCAAAAGTTTCAAATATCGCATTAGATGCATTTGTGTTTTTGAATCAGATAAACCACAAGAAAAAGCGATTGATTTTAAATTTTCAATTTCATTCTCAACTGGCACTTGTTTGCCAAAAGCATCTTTGTAATATGCAACACCTGTTAAAAAATCTTTCCTGATATCATTTAGAAAATTTTCAAACAGAAAAGCAAATGGCTCATATGTTGATTTTGTATCCCATTTATCTGATATGTCTCTTTTAATTATAGAAATGCGATTCTGTTGCAAGGACCTCAGGTCCTTTTCTGATATCGTCAAAAATCCCCCCTTTAAAATGTGCAAAACACGCTGTTTTGAGCTTGCAGTAAAATTTAAAAAACAATACAGTTCAAGCTCACGCAAAGTCTTAAACCTTGTGTCACCCACAAGGCTCAATTTCCTGGCCAGGCGTCACGCACCTGGCCATTTTTTTTTGTATTTGCTAAACCTGTAAATTCAGAATTAGAGTGCCTCCAGATTACAAAAAGCGTGGTTCAAAAAAATGAATTTAATCAAAGCACTCCATGTCTTTACCTTAGGGGTAAGGTTTGGTGACAGGCAATCTAGATTAGGTCTAGTCATAGACAAAATGACTGATGAGCGTCTGGCTGAAATCCTAAACGAGGGATTTATGGAGCATCAGAATGAAATAGAAACATTCTCAAAATCAATTCAAAGGATTGCGCAATACCATGATTGGTACACTCAACACTGGACGGCAAAACAATCTTACCGATTTGGACTTTTGGATGGATTTAACCAATGTGAAAAAACTAAGCCTGACAAAAAAGGGCTCAAGCTTTTGACAGAGGATGTGATTGACAGACTTACTCAAAATCAATTTAAGTCATGTAAAACATATGCAGAGGGACAAGAATGAAATTACCAGACAAGCCAAAGCCTAGATGCACAGATTTATCAAAATACAAATTTCTAATTTACGGTGACCCTGGTTCTGGAAAATCAACTCTAGCGTCTAAATTTCCTGACGCAATTTTCATCCCAACAGAGCCTGGACTAAATTATCTAGAGGTAAATCAAATCACAGATGATGATGGTAATCCTAAAATTGTAAAAAACTGGACTGAATTTTGCCAAGCAATTAGACTTTTATGTACTGAGAAACATCAATTTAAAACCATCATCATTGACACAATTGACAACGCATTTGAGTTTTGCGCGATTCACACTTTGCAATTAAGAGAAATTGAGCATGAGTCAGATGAGGGGTTTGGTAAGGGTTGGAACATTATCAAGCGAGAATTTACTAAGGTAATCAATTACGTTGCCAACTATGGCATTGGTTTAGTTTTTATTAGTCATGAGAAACAAGGTGAGCGAGAATCAAAGGGCGTAAAGAGAATGTATATTGATTCAAGCCTAAGCAACCAGCCAAAGAGCTATGTGAATGGGTTAGTTGATTTTATTTTCTATTGTTACCAGGACAATGAGCACAAAAGAATGATGCAAACAAAGGCAACGCCAAACGTTAATGCCAAAGATAGAACCGGGCATCTGCCACCAGTGATGGCCATTGATTACGAGGAGCTCTTGACTCAACTCCAGCTTGCTTTTCAAAAGGACCCAACAAGTGCAAAGCAAGCTGACATAGCTCCCCCGCCAACGCTTAAAAAAGCAAAGCAAAGACCAAATGGATGAGACGCCACAAGAGAGAAAAGCGAGATTTGATAAAATATTTTCTGATTGCTCGCCCGTACTTTTAAAGCTTTTTAAAGACTGGAATAATGAGAACCCACAAGTTTATGATTTGTTTTTAAAATATTCTTTAGAGGCAAAAAAATCTGGACGTAAAAGATTCTCTGGTTGGATGATTGCTAATCGTATTAGATGGTACACAACAATTGAGACAACCGGAAATGATTTTAAGTTGAGCAATGATTTTATTGCTCTTTTTACAAGACTTGTCATTTTTAAAAATCCAGAGTTTGAGGGTTTTTTTCAGTTGAAAAAGTTAAACCCATATCGCAAAGTTTAAAAACAATAAAAAATAGAGGTGCTGGTGGACAATTTTGATAGGGCTTTAATAAATGAGCATAAAAATTTAGCTCTTGAATACTCGTCAGCTATGAGAAAATTAACACAAACTGAAAAGCATTTAAAAGATTTGACTGAATTGGCAAAGGACGCGATTTTAGCGAGCAAGCACGCTGAGATTTTCTCAGGTGCATTTAAGCGACTTGATAATTTGATTTTAAAACAAAAAAAAGAGAGGGGATAATATGTCAGAATTTAAGAGCATGTTTCAAGAGACAGCGCCAGAGTCAGGTGGATTTTCGTTAATTGAAACTGGCGA